GGTTGTTCCATTGTCTGTAAAAGGTGCTCCTGTTTGGGTTAATCTAAGTATGTTTTTAGTGCTTAAATCTACGACATCTCCTCCAACAGGATAATTTCTAGCATTAACTCTAATATCAGCAGCGTCTGAATAAAACTTTCTTTGTCTATCTGTAGAACACTGCTCAACCCAACCTCCCTGAGGCTCTGTCCAATCGTAAGGAACAAATACCTCTACGTAAGTGTTTACGGCTGGGTCATAGGATGCGCCAGTTACAGCATATTGATTAAACCATAGTACAGTGTTGTAGTCGCTAAACACCACAGTATCTCCGTGCTTGTATCCAGTAATTGACTTTATTTGACCTAGAGGATTAGAGCCACTAATATAAACTTTAGATGTATTGTCATTAACTGTTTGAATCGACTTTCCAACAAATCTCCAATTGCCAGTAAGTAGTTCTGAATCATAAGGGCTTTCTTCTGGATCAGTACCTGCTGTAACTAAAGCAACTTCTAATTGATATAGTTGAGGATCTTGATATTGTGGATCTATGGATAATGGATTAGAGAAAGTTACCACTGTTCCTACTTTATCGTACAGAGTGGTATCGTCGTAAGCAGCGGCATTATCTACTGTAACCTCTGTATTTCCAGAAGCAGTCTCATCTACCAACATCACATCTCCAGCCTCAGTCTGTACTACGTGCTTAAATTTTGGTTGCGCTTCATTGTTATAATAACATAGTGCTCCAGTTGTTAAAGTGCTCCATGTTGTTGCACTAGTAACATTAGGTATTAGATCTCCGTTATTATACTTTGTTGTCCTTAAATCTTCTACTAGCCATATTTGAGTACCAATAACTACCTCAGTGTATTTGTTTCCACTTGCATCAATTATATCTCCTATAGAAGGTGTGTTATTGTCTTTGATACATCTCACAGTACCGCCTATCTTTGGTGAATATTGGATAGTAGCTGTAGCACTATTATTCCAAACTAGCAGAGTATTATATGCACCAGTGAGCATAAAGAAGGTGTACCTTTTAATAGAGTAATCTAGACCACCCGGACCTCTATACCCCCTGCCTATAGCTGTAAATCCACTGGAATTAGTTGCCCCAACATTAGGTGTGTTCCAATCAGTAAGGCTTGTAGATTTTAGCGCACCTCCTGCAACACTATTTCCTCCTAAATGAGCTATAAGGAGATTAGCGTCTTCATTTGTAGGTACATGGAATCCGATAGGTGCTACGCCTCTAGGGTCTGTAACTGCTTCAGTGTTATATAAAGGTGTAAGTATTTGTAAGGTAGGTAAACTCTCATCTGTCCTTTTTACTGTATTATCTAAAGCACTTTGTAACCCTGTAATTGCAGAAATAGGGTGGCTATCTAGAGCATCTCTACCTGTTAAACTAGGGTGGTCTGATATTCCACCTCCACTACCAGCTAATGGCAACCAAATTCCAGCTATTAACTCAGCATTAAAATCAGTTGAATTAAATGGTAGTGGCGCAACGCTTTCATCTAAGATGTATTGAGCTTTATTATAAACAACAATACAAGGGCTTGATTTATATTCGCGCGCAGTCCAATTGTTAACGCCAAAAATAGCTTTTAATTGCGCCCAAAATTTAGAAAATAAAATATTTTTTGCTGCAACTTGACCAGGTACGGCACTTGCTAATCTATCGCTATCAGATAACTCATTAACGGTTGTTTGTCCAAAAAGTTCTTTCATTGATTACTTTTTTATCTCGTAAATTCTTGACGTGTAAGGTTTCGATATTTGGCCACACCATCCAATAGGCTTAATAGTATCTAAATAATATTTTGTTAACTGCCAATTTTGCTCAGCTATCGAAATATTATTAGCTCTAATATTATTTATTTTGCCTTGTGATACGTGAGTCGTTTCGCCTCTATTGAATTGCACCATACCACTGAAAGTATCTTGCACGTCTGATACTTGGATATATTCAGCAAAAATATAGTAAGCTAAACAAAATTTTAACCCTTTATGTTTTACCATTTTTCCACAATATTCAAAAGTACATCCATCAAGCAAATCGGTGTAGTTTTCTCGATTATCTTGAACGTCTTGAGATAATTGAACGCCTAACATTTTTGACAAATACATCTCAATAACATCCTTTTCTAGTTGCTCAAAAAGATATTCGTTGTTTTCGCTAATCGGCTTAATAGCCTGTTGCTCACTATATAGTAGTACTGCCATTATCGACTAATTTTAAAGGTTCAATACTCCAATCTGTAATCGTTTGTAAGTTTTCGTTTACGTGTTGAGATAATATGCTTTGCAAAAATTCACTTAAAAGACTTCTATCGTCTTGCGTTAACTTATTAAATAAGTCAGTAGCTTGTATAATCGCTTCACCACTTGTCCCGCTTAATTTCCCCTGTTCGTAATCAATTAAAAGTGCAGGCATACCCTTTGCAGCCTTACGAATATTATTACTAATTGAACCCTCCCAACTTTCAAAAAGTTTATCGTTAATTGGTGTTGTGATAGTTTCCGATTTGAAAGCCCCGCTTTGTAGTTCGTTTGTCTCTTCGTTTAATTTGTCAACAAAAAGCAAAACACGGTTTCCATCTGCACCCGTACTATTAGTAATTTTTGCAACTATTTTAGCCTCTTCTTCTTCGCTACCCGGGTCGGCTATTCTTAAGATAGTTGTACCCATAAAACCGTTACGGATCTCATTATTTTTAAAAATAGAGATTTGTTGCTCAGTATCTAAATCAAGGTAAACTGGATCAAAAGGAGAAAGAGGGTATAGGTATGAGTTATCCCAAAATTCAAAGGCCATTTGACCCTTATATTTATCCATTCCTACCTTTGCAACCTGAGCTAAAAAAGCATTTTTATCGGTTGTATAAAGATCGTATATTTTTGAATCATCTTTTTTATAGTTCTTTTCCCCCCAATATTGATTAGTTATGATTTGAGAACAATAACCATTATCATCTACTTTGTTAAAACGAAAATATTTAAACGGAATTGGCGAACAGTCTTTAACTTTGTTTTCACCTGTTTTGTTTGTGTGAATAATAGCACCGCCAAAGCAACTTGCACTTTTTGCCGAAGCTCTTAAAATATCTATTACCTTTATTTTTTTACCTCGATAATCAGTACCTACAATAATATCGTTAATTGATTTCTCAACTCCATTATCTAAGTAGGTAGCTTTAAAACCGTTTCCACAAAGAAATTTAGAATAAATATTTGCCACTGATGTAGCTGTCGGACTACCCAATATTAACCGCTCAATTATTTGAGGGTAGTCATTTTTTTCACCATAAAGCATTATGCCGCCAGTTGCATCGCTCGGTGCTATTGCCTTTGATAGCGTTATTTTTGCTCTATCGTCTGTTTGACTTTTTGCTATACGCATTTTTTGGAGCTTTCATTTGATTAACAACTAAAATATCTTCTTCCTCTTTAACCTCTGATTTTGTTTCTCTTTCAATCCAACATTGAGGTAGTTTAGCAAAATGGATTTCTTTTAGATAGCCTTTTGATAGGCATTCGCATCCAATCCAATCAGTTAAATTTGAGTTGTTAACGTGCATCGCTAGTGGCGAGATGTACGGTTGTATATTTGGTATTAATTCGCAAGTTCTATTTAATATTTCGCTCATAGCTTCTATTTTTTTTAGTCCGCTTTGTTGCAATTGTTGATAGTAGCCTCTTTGGCTTCTTTCGCACCATTTAGGAGGTGCGCCACCTAAGTACAAAGTACTATATAATTTTAATAATTTAGGTAGTAGTAGAGGCGAACGAATCACCTCTACTACATCCTTCTGCATTATCTCTTGATAATCGTTTAACATTAAGATTGAACAGTTAAAAGAGCCTCAAGCATTGCTTTTGTTTGCGCATAGCTTGTGTCGAATACGTTAAAATAAGGTGTTGATTGACCTTCTGCAACCATTGAAACCTTAAATACCCCACCATCGGCATTTGAATCTTGCTCTAAAGTTGCTTTAAAAAGACCAGTTTCATAACCGTACATGGCAAAAGCACTATCACCAGCTACCCCTTTATCTTTTTTCTCGACAACAAAAACAACATTGTTCAATTGTTTTAGCTCCTTAACCGTTTCGGCATCTTTACCCCAAACAGTGAACTCCATTGTTTGAGTGTACATATCTGGCAAAGTATCGGTAACAACCAACGTACTTTTAGCATTTGAGGATTTTTTAAATCCTTTAACCTTAAAGCCTTTTTTACCGATAATAACGGTAAGATCGGTTACTAGGTTATCATTTGTCAGCGACTTAACCGCTGTTAATTCTTCTTTGTTAAAAACGTACATTGTTTCCTCAACACCCGCTACGGGTGCTAAGGTACAATCGTTAATAATATCGGAAGCAATCCCTGTTATACAGCTCATATCTTCTTTAGTTTTTAGTAAGCTACAACAATTTGCTCTTCATCAACAACTTTTGCATCAAGCGTAAATCCATAAGCAGTATAGTTTTGACGTGTCACTTGATCCCAGAACGATTCAACAGTTGACAAATCACCATCGTTAAGAGTTGCAATAGGTGTGTTTTCAGGAGCTGTAAAAACTATTCTGTTAGGTAAATAACCAGCGTTTGTAGTTGTATTTTCTACAAAATCAGCTTGTAAGTCAATATCAATAATAGTATTCATATTGATAACGTTACGACCGTTATACTTCAAAACAGGCAACCCATTAATCTGTAAATTGATGTCATAAGCAATACCTTTGCTCATTAAGTAGTCGTAATAGTTTTGATAAACCTCACCAGTTACTAAGAATTGAGCGTTTGGATTTGCTTGTAAGGTTGGGTTTGCAAGTTTCCAAACAGAATCAAGATATGTTTTTGCTTTACCTGCTGCTAGTGTTAATTGAAGCGCAAGAGTATCTTCTTGATTTTCAGAGATAGCAACTTTTTTAATAGTTGCAGCTGTTACGCCTGCAAAGATTTGTTTCCAAAGGCCGTCAATTTGATTATAAAACTTAGCATTACCAGCAACTTTTAAACCTGCTGTTGCTGCAGCCGCAGCCGCTACCGCCTTATCACCTAACCAAGCTACTCTATAAGTCGCTTTAATCATCGCATCTTCAACCATTGCAATAATAAGTTTCTCTAAATCAGATCCTTCAATATTGAATTTTTGAGCATATGAATTGATTTGACCAAAGTATGCCTTAAATAAACCGTTCATATCGTTTGCACAATTGATAAACGTGTCACCAATATTACCAGGTTCCCAAAATTTCTCGCTTACCGTTGCACCAGCGCCCGAAACAGGACGTGCGCAAGTTGAATCAAGAATACCGCTTTTGCCTAATCGGTTAACGATAGCAATTTGCTCTTTCATCTTTACGCCAGTCCAAACTCTGTGAATAGCTGTTAAAGATGGTTGCTCTATCATTTGCTGAAATACAAACTCAGAAATAGTTTGTGCCTCTTGAGGGTTGAGCGTGAACCCCGAGATGTTAATTGTATTTGCCATAATTTAATTTTTACGGGTTATTGTTAAAGTTGATTTTACACTATTCACAACCGACGGAGCAACTGCGCCGACTGGTTTATCAGTACTAAAAGAGTTCTTTAATGTTTCAAGCTCCTTTACAATAGGTTTAAAAGAGTCGATTACATTTGTCTTTTCAGCGATTGAGTTAGTCAACTCTTCAATTTTTGCTTTAAGACTTGCAATCTCTTCATCTTTTGCATCTTCAACGGGTGCGGCTTCATTGATAGCAGTAACTACACCACCCTCAACTACTATCGTTTTACCATCAGGCATTACAAATGAGCCATCAGGAGTACACGGAGTACCGACTTGCACCTGTTCAATTGTTTCAATTTCAGTCCCAAAATCGAGCTCCGTGCCATCAGTGGACTGAACCACCAAGTTATTAAGGCCTAAAAGCGACTTAGCAGAACTGAGTAAGCTGCTAAACAGCTCAAACTTCTCTGGTTTGTTCATAATTTTATTGTTTAGTTCTACAATTCTATTGATTAATTTTAAATCAAGAGCTTCTTTTGCGGTTAAAAACCGTTCCTCTTTCATTAAAGAGGCTATAAATTCAGGTGTTTTATTGGTTATCTCAACATAGCTATTAATTAAATCGCTCTCCATTTCTTTAGTAGCAATTCCAGCTTTTAACATTGTATCAGCATCGCCATAAACGCCTCCTTGAGGGTTGTGAATTAAAAACTTTGTCGATTTTGGAGTCCAAATGTCTTTTACCCCTTGCATTATAATCGTACCTGCTGAGGCTACAACACCTAAAGCCCCTAGCGATTTAATTGCATTAGTTTTCTTTAAGTAGTCTCGAATAGCTATACCCTCGAACAAATCACCGCCGTAAGTTGTAATAGTGAAATCGGTTTCGCCTTTGTCTATATGGGATATGATATTGGCTAGAGTAATATCATATCCTACCTCACCGCTCAAATGTACCATAGTTAAATTTTTAACAAATATAATATATTTTTATACACTATGTTAAGATTTACACAAAATTTATAAAGTTGCTGTTTTTTGAATATTGTTTTGAGTAGTTTGGTTTGATGTAACGCTATCAACTACTAAGGTAGGCTGAATAGGATTACTACTCAAAGCATCACTAAACGCACTCTTTAAACTATCGTTATTTGTGGCCGCTTCCACTTGACGGCTTACAATCCCTTGACCTAAAGATGGATTAACCGAAGCTGGTAAAGTTGGAGCTACTGCGCTAATAGAAGGGGTTGAAGCTCCACCCGTTGCACCTCCACCCGCACTATCATTTGGCAAACCGCTTTGAGTTGATAAAATCTTTTTTACATTATCGTAACCGCTTTTCAGAGCCGCCGCCGCTGCTGCAATACCTAAACCAATTCCAACTGGCCCAGGTATCGAAGATGTCATACCAGTAAATGCCGCAACCGAACCTTGTATAGTGCTTATAGTTGTGGCCGCTGCCGCCGCCGCCTTACCTACTCTAGACTGCTCCCCAGCTATTGAGGCTATATTTTTGGCAAAGTCACCAGCTAAAGATAACTCAGCTTGAAACTTTGCGAGCTTGATTTGTTTTTCTGCTTTTGCATACTTTTTATTGATGTTAGCAATTGCAGCCTCTTTCTTATCGGCATTATCAATTGATTTATTTGCAAAATCTATTTCAGCTTGTTGATTAGCTGTAAGCATTTCAGTTTTAAAATCAAACTCGGCAAACATTTCACCCTGCAACGCATCCCATCTCATTTGATTGAGATACTGCTCTTGCTCTAACTGTTGAGCCATAAATTCATCATTTAAAGCCTTCTTTGTATTTCGATTATCAATATCAATTTGCAAAGAGTCAAGTTTAAACTGCTCTTGCAAAGTAAGTAAAGAGGCGTTATAAACTTCTTGCGTTATTAACCCTTTATCTAAATCAGATTTTAGCGCATCTAGTTCGATTTGAGACTGAGCCGTTAAAGCCTCTTTTTGCATCAAAGCAATTTCATTTAATCTCTTTTCCTCTTCGTCAACTAATTGCTGTGTTAAAAATTCTGCTCCCTCGGCTTTGCTTTCGTTCGTTGCTTGATATAAAGCTAGTTCAATATTTAGCAGTTTGATTTTTTCGTCGAGTAGTCTTTTGGCTTGATCCAATTCAAACGCCTCTCTTTTTAAACGCTCCTCTTCTGCTTTTTTGTCGGCTTTCTCTTTTTCAGCCGCCGCTTTATCCCTTGCATCCTGAGCCGCTTTTAATCGTTTTGCATTATCTTCGGCCGCTTTGTCTTCTAATGCGTTTAATCTGTTTTGAGCTTTCTCTCTTAAATTGGTTGACTCTTGCAAAACATCGTAACGCTTTGCCGAAGCCTCAGCCAATAGTTTTATTTCTTCATCTGTTATAGTGTGTGTTTGTTGCAACGCTCTTAGCTCATTAACTCCACGCTCTTTAATGTTTTTCGCTTGCTCTTCTGTTAATTGGTATTGATTAGCTATGTTTTGCAACATATTATCATATTCGCCCTCTGCAATGCGTTGTTTCTCTTTAAATGCCTCCTCTTCTACTTTTAGAGCTTTGTTAATCAATTCTATTCGTTCCTCTTCTGTTTTGGTTCTATCTTTTGACTGCAATATCAATTCATCGTATTGCTGTTTTGCCCTTGCACCACTTTCGATTAAGGCCACATTTGCATCTTCCAACTCTTGTTGAGCCTCTTTTAGCTTAACGGCCTGAACGGCTGCATCGGCCATAGCACCACCAAGACCGCTAAAAGATTCGGTTAAACTCTTTGAGCCTGTTAGAAATTCAACAAAAGCATCTTTTAGTACCGCAAATGCAGCACCAACGGCCGCCAATCCTTGCTCTATTTTATCTAAAATAGGATCGAAGTTTTTAAATAACATATAAAGCAATCCAAAAGCGGCTGCAATAGCTGCTATAACTGCACCTATTGGATTTGCAACCATAGCCCACATTTGCACTATAATAGCTTTAAATCCAGCCGTCACTTGGCTAAATGATGTTGGCAAAGAATCCATTTTGTTTTGAAGTCCACCAATCGCACTCGAGTAATTACCAATATTTAAGGCTTGTTTTTTTGCTTGATCGGCATTATCTTTTATTACCTCATTATTTTTATCTAGTTCGGCATTTATCTCTTTAAGTCGCTTTTTGCCTTCGTCGGTTTCTAGGTTCAATTTTTGGCGTTCAATTCTTAGCTCAGCATTTGCAGCCGCCGCACGTTCAAGCGTTCCTAGTTCTGTTTTTTGTTGCGTAGCCATTGAGGCTAATTGCTTTTCATTAGCAGAAATCTGAGTTTGATTAGCTTTTATTTGAGCTGTTAAAATAACATAAGCCTCTGAGTTTTCGCCGCTTGTTTCTTTGAGTTCTTTTTGCTCCTGCTTTAATTTTGCCGTCTCTTCTTTTAATTTTACGGTATCGTTTATAGCGTCCTGAGTTTTGATCTCAATATCTATAATTACTTTTTTCTCTTCTGCCATAGCTCTATATTTTTAATACCATAAATCATTTTGACCATCTACAAATCCATCTCCAATACCATCTACATAGTAGTCAGTGTCAGGAGGTGTTAACGGTGTTTTATCACTAATCTTTAAAAGCTCTATTTTTGTAGGTACTAAACTTTTATCTGGATTAAACCCGCTTATTTTATTGATAAAAAAAGAACCTCCTAATTTTTTGAAATAGTACTGTTTTAAAAATTGCAAATTGTGAACATCATAAGGAGTTAGCCAAACATTAACCTCCCTAAATTCAGGGTACTTTATAACCTCATCGAAAAATAGATACTCATTATTGATACCATAAATTGACGGCAAAGGCAAATAAAGAATAGTGTAATCACTTGTAACACCATCGCTAAACGCTACTTTTATTTGTGCCGTTGTTCTTGCAAGTTCCCCCTCGCTCTCGTAAGCTGTTACAAAAAATTGAAACGTCTCAAATGTTTTTGCATCGCTCAAGTCGGGTAACACCCCCCCATAGCCATAAACGAATTTAGGTACGTTGGCATTTATTTGAAACAAATCATTTTCAACCTCTAAATTTTTATTGTTAGACGTTAAAATCTTTGCACCAGTTAACGGACTCATCTCTTCATTAACCGAGCTAAATTTGATATTTGATTTTTGCGCTATGTTGGCGAATGAGGGTTTAAAAGTCCCTCCCGTTGTGCTTAACTTATTGCTCCAATCTTCTGCCGTTGCATTTCGTAATTCATCCCATCTAGCCAAACGGATCTCATCGTTAACGTCATCTTTTAGAATATTGAATAACTGAAAAAATGCTATCACATAATCGTAAAGTGTTTTAGCTTCTTTATCTTTTGAGTCGAGAGGTGAAAATACAGATTCTTGATTATAGTCAAAATCATATTCGTTTGTCGAGTAGTTGAATTTTAAAGTAAGATTTCGTAAAGGAGTATAAAGACGTTTTGCAAATTCATCATCCCAAATGTTTCCC